ACATCTTTGCCGTTGTTTCTACCCCCAAATTCATAAACCTGTGTGTTTTTTTCACGTACTATAATATCTTGTTGATCTACATCAAGAGAAGAAGCCCTGCCACCAAATTCATATTTCATTTAAAATACCTGCTCTATATTGTTATATTGGATATATTTTATTTTGATATAATACTGCTTGACCTCCAACATCTGCAGCAACTATGTTGTTGTCGGGATCAGTACCAGTAACCATGTCCTCTGTAATAGGAATAATATTATATCCTAAAGCACTTAATGTCGCTTCAGCTTCAGCTTGAAATTTATTTTGTTTTTGTAAGTTACCGACATATGTTGCAGCAGCCTTACCTGTAGCTTCATCAACTTCTAACTGAAATCTTTTATCATATTCAGAAATACGATTGAATGTATCACCTAAAGTAAACGATGGGTTTGGCCCGAATGTACCTTTTTGACTTTGACGTTGTAGCGTGTTTTGTACAAATGTGTTAAATGTTGTGCGAGTTTCAGCACCCGTAAATCCTGTACCCGCAAATATTTTATTTGTAGTTCCAAAATCGTAAATACGATCTATCTCTTCATTTAAACTTTTTAGTTTTGATTCTAAGTTTATTTTTGCCGTATCATTTATGTTTGGATCAGCCAAGTTTTCTTCTAATGTAAATTTTTGCGTTAGTTTGTTACCATAAAGAGTTTTAATGTCTGTAGTCATACTCTTTTCTTTATCCAACGCAAATGTAGGAAGCCTAGCTGTATCTCTTGGAGACTCACCCATCTTAGCCATCATAGAGTCTATAGCATCTGTGTCGATTCTTTCTCTGCCTTTGTATAACTCTGCAGCAGGTCCAATGTTTATATCTGGTGTTATGCTTTCAGCTAACTCTGCTGTTGTAAGATTAGCATATTGTTCTGGCTCATACTTAGCATTAGTAGTATACCAACTGTTTATATCTTGACCTAGAGTACGAGCCTGTTCTGCTAAACCAGCAGCATCTTGAACAGCATAAGCACCACCTCTAGCTATGGACGCGGCACGAGGTTTAGTAAATCCTAACGACTCCAACCTTTCAATGTATTCTTCTGCACCTCTAACCTTTTTAGTTCTTTGTTCTGTTTTATTTATTACGAGTTCAGCAAGGTTATCCAAAACGCCATTAGTGCGTTGCTGGACTGCCTTGTTATCTTCAATAAGGATTTCGCCTAATTTACCTGCCGCTATGCCTAAAGAAGCTAAGTTTATACCCATAATTATGCTCTCCTTGCCATGAGGCCCGTAGGTTTACCTACAGGCTCCTCTACAGGCTCTGCCACCTCTTTAGTCTCCATAGGTGTTTTACCCTCTAATCTTTTTAAAGCCACTGCAATTTCTTGATCTGTTGGTGGAGCCATATCACTTTTTTGTTTTGCCTTTAAAGATGTACCCATGTCATAATCAATATTTGCAACATCACCTACATATGCTATAGCTTCCATTAAGAATGGAAGTATTAATATACCTACATCAATAGTGTGTCTACCTTGCAGCACACCACCAAGCATCATAGCTTCAGCTATTGTTGCTACAGGTATTTCAGACTCTAGCACGTGTACAAACTGATCTACTAAAGTTTCATCCGAAAATGCAGGTAAGTAACTTTCAATAGCACCCTCAACAGTGCTGTGCTGAGAAGGCGATTGCCAAGGTCTTGCCCCCAACTCATGCGTTAAAGACATGCCCGGAATAGGTGCGTCTAATCTAGGCTCTTGCATTTTTAAGTGCCTCTCTTTTTTTCTTAACTACGTCAGCTATAGCCATAGCCCTGTTAAACTGCTGCATGTTACCAGAAAACTGAGTGTCTTCTGACACACTACGCTTTTGCAGTAGACTAAAAGATTTTTTGCTTTCCTCTGCAGGTTTTTTAGCATACATGTCTTGAGACTTATTATATACAATGTCAGCTACACTATTTCTCATAATATCTCTCTACCTTATCCAAAACCAATTTTTCCTAATAATTTACCTGCAACTGAACCTTGTGTGGCTGTTAATGCTGAACCTATTAAAGTAGCAAAACCAGATGATGTAGCAGCTTGTTCTTTAAATTTTAATAGGTCTGTGTTGCTATCGGCAGTTAGTTTAGCTATAGCCATGTCATTAACTCTTTCTAATTCACTTTCTGCCGATGTCCAAGCCCATTCCATAGTGTCTGCATAATATTGCCACAAGTTATCATACGCAGTCTTACTAATATCTAACACAGCCTGTGCATTTAATTCGTTAGCCCTATTTACTGCAGCCGTATCTGCTGTAGCTATTTGCCTACGCCATTGTGCATTAGACTGTGCAATTACTAACTGATTCTGTGCATTAAATTGATCTCGTTGATTATTCATTTCTGCGTTAAAGCGTTCTACTGTATTGGCTTGCCCTGCATTAAACTGTGCCTGTGCATTCATCTGTGTAGCGTTAAACTGATTAGTCTGTTGTGCTAGATTTGCAAAGAACTGATCTACTTGATTTTGGCTAGTAGCGTTAAATTGTCTTGCTGCATTTGTTGCAGCCTGATCTGTAAGCATACTTTGTACACGCTGCTGTCCTTTAAACAAGTCTGTCTGCTGACGATTTGACAGGTTAGCCATATCCATCTGCAAGAATGACTGTGCATTATTTACTGCGGCTTGCTGACGATTATTTAGATTAGAAGCATCCATCTGTGCCAATGCAGAGGCGTTAGCCATAACCATTGCCTGTGAATTAGACAGGTTATTTAAATTCATTGTATTAGCAGCACGAGAATTTTCTAGCTGTACCTGCTGCTCTGCAGTAAAGTTCATATTGGCTATGTCAGCAATACGTGCAGCATTTTGTACACGAGTTTGGAACGCTTGGTCAAACTCTTGACCCATAAACGTAGCCCGTTGTTGTGCAGCAAGTATAGCACGTGCCTGTCTGTTTGACAAGTTCTGTGCTTCAAATTGTGCTGTTACTTGAGCATCAGCAGAAGCTATGGGTAACGCAGACTCCATAGCTGCTTGAACCAGTGCTTGTCCCGCTATAGAAGACGCACCAAGCCCCCTTGCTGCCATTTGTGCCTGTACACCCCGTAATGCACCTGCAGCCCATGCAGGAGGATTAGAGGCGTCAAAATTAGCTGTTAGTGCGGCAAGCTGTCCTTGTACGGTAGCTTGTGTAGATGGCGTAGCTGTAGCAGCTTCTACCTGTTCAGTAAAAGTAGCAGCCGTCTGTGCATCAGCAGCCGCCCCAGATATTAGTTCACCCTCTTGTATGTTGCGTTGTACGGGATTATCAATTAGTGTGGCGTTGCCTTGCGCTGCAGATAAATTACCTACAGAAGATGCAGTTTGTTGGGCAGCAGTTACTTGTGCGCGAGGGTCGGCAGGATTAATTTGCGCTGCTTGTACTGTATTAAGTGTTTGTTCTATGGCAGGTGCAGCCGTAGCTGCATTCATTGTATTGGCTGCAGTTTCTTGTTGTGCAGTAGATTGTGCCGTTGTAGCCATAGCTGTAGGCACAGCCACTTGTCCTGTAAGTTCGCCAGTGCCTTGTTGTACTTCAAATGCGGGTCCAGCAGGAGTAAATGATGTTTGTGTTACACCACCTTGAGGTAATGCAGGATTATATTGACGTTGTAACGTAGCCTGACCTATTGTTGCAGGTGGTGTTGTGGGTGCGAATGTAGCTTGACCCATCTGCGGAAATGCAGCAGCCATTTCAGGTGTTACACCGGGTTTAAGCATACCACCCTGTTGCATCTTTACTACACCACCTTTTGCCATCTGCATGGCAGCATCTTCAAACATTTTCATACGTGCCTGACGTGCAGGGTCTTGTTCAATAAAGTCTTGGAACTGGCCCATGTCACCAGTGTAGCCCATTGACTGTGCAATCTTGTTCATCGCTGTAGGTTTAAATGCTCTAAAGACTGCCATACTAATTCATTCCCATAAATACTGTAACCACCATTGCAACTACCATAATCGTGCTGCCCATAATCATAGCTTCTAGCCGCCACATACGTTTATCTAAACCCTCTAGCTTCTCTTGCACAGCGGCATACCTGATGGCGCACTCTTTTTCGTGTGCCTCAAGTTCCATCTGTGTTTTGAGTACAGGTTCCATCGTCAGCTTCATTAGTCGGCGTCAGCTATGGTCAACTCGCCAGCATCTACTTGGCGCATGATTTCTACGTAGTGACGGTTTTCTAGGTCAATGGGAACACCACAAGTATTACCATCTATTACGCACTCTAGCGTGTGATTTACTCCGTCAGTAGCAACGTATTTGGCTGATGTAATATTCATATCTATAACTCCGCATCTGCTTCAAAATGATACCAAAAGAAATCACCCAAGCTGGCATTTCTAGTTATGTATATAGACGCTGCATTATTCCCCGGCGTTTCAGTGGTTGCACTAAGATCACTACTGTTATTCAATCTTACATTTCCAGTTGCGCCAGTAGTTGAACGGACTGTAAAGGTAGGAGCAGCCCTCATTGATACACGAAACTCAGCCCCAAATCTAAAAGTAGCATTAGCCGCCGCACCTATTACAAAATTTAACTTTCCCGTGTTGCTAGACGTGCCGGGGTCTTCTGTAGTGTCATAGCTTTTTTGGTAATACCTCTGACATAAGGCCAAATCATCTGCAAACGACCGATGCTCAAACGGCGTGGCTACCTCGCCAAGTTCTAATTGAACGCCTGTTATTTCAAAAAAATTATCTGTGCTTGCAAATATGCTTCCTATTCCTGCTGCTCTGTTTGCGTTAGTAATTGAATCTAAAGCATCATCGTTGATTGTACCACTAGTGAATGTGCTACCAGCGTGAAGCCAGAAGTTGACGCTTAACTCATGTGAATTATCATCATCAATTTGGGTGTTAGAAGCGGCAGGAACCGTCATTGTATATCTAGCCCAAGACGTGCCTATAGTGTGTAACTTGCTGATCTGCCTGTTTGTACCATTGGTAAAATTTATTTCTGAGGCTATCGCCCTGCTTGCATTAGACTTAGCGTAAAAAGATAAGGTGAAAGCATTTGTAGAAGTGCTGGTTGCTGTTAGGCGTTGTATATTTTGGCCTTCAACTCTTTGATTGAAAATTAAGGCTTCACCAGCAGCAATGGAAGTATCTGTTGTTGTGCAGGTAATTTTCATGCTGTTTGCAAAGCCAGCAAGGTCGGTGACAGCGGTTTGAGCCATAGTTACACGGCCAGCGGAAGTGTCATTAATGTCAATGCGCCACCTATCAACATTGTGATACCCACTTACACCATCAGCACCTACAGCAGTTGATGTTGTGCCTCGTTGTGCAATTTGATACGCACCGTTTATTATCATGTTTTTGTTTGATTGAGCCGACTGCGAACCAATCAGTGCGGCGAGTTCTGCTGCCTTACTCATGCGAGGTCTCCTACGGTCTTACTGCTAACTATTGCTGTATCTGTTGCGCTGTTGTTTTCATATAGCTGCATATTATGATTATTTGTTGCAACAGAGGCATTATTGATGCCAAAGGAAGCGTTACTAGATTCATTCTTTTTTGACATTGTTACGCATGAATTAGCGTCAGAAAAATTACTAGTGTAAACAGGTGTATAGTTTCCAGTTGAATTATCGGTAACTGAACTGTGATTTAAAGATTTATTTACAGCAAGAGTGCCTGTTCCATTAAATCTAACAAATGCTTTTGAAACACCGGGTGCGACAGTAGACAGAGCCACGCTGTTGTTCCCGCTGGCATCCTTCAGGGTGTTTACTCTCAGTTCGCTTGCCATTATGCTAAGTCTCCGTGTACAGCCGTGCTAATATTTCCGGCATCTGCTTCTGTGCTGCCCGTAGCAAATGTGTTTACTCTATAAGCAGTTGTTGTTATCAAAGCCTTTGCCCCTGCGGATGCAACCATTCTAGAACCAGTCAATGCCGTGGACATTGTTAAGGAATAGTCATCATTAGCCATAGCATTGGTAATATTTATTGTGTGTTTTCCTGCGCCGACATCAGCTAAAGAGCTGACATTTAACGAATCTTCTACAACAGGAGTGCCTGTATCAGCGACAAGAGAACACCAGTTTTTTGTTAATCCCTGCTGTAAATTAGTCGTGGTTGAGTTGCCCTCGCCTGTCACCGCAATAGAGCCAGCCGTAGTTACGCCTGTGATTGTATCTACTTTTAATTGACTAGCCATTATGCAAGTTCTCCGTGATTCATTTTATGCACCCTTGCACAATCTTTAACAGCGCAATCACTAGCCAAGCTACATATAACTTTTCCGCTAGATGCTGCTTGAGCCTGTAGCGTACCTATTCTACAAAAATTAGAACTGTTATTTTCATCAGCAGACATAAACGAAACATATTTATCTGCACTACTAAATGCATTTGTATAATTTACAGCATACTCACCAGTGCCATTGTCTGTAAGACTTGCAGAGTTTACACTATCTAAAATTGCTACAGTGCTAGTGCCGTTAAATATGCACCACATCTTTGCAAGTGCTTGCACGGTATTTGGTGTTGTAGTGCCACCATCAGACACAAAGGTAGATGTGTTAGCAACTTTAACATTCGTGCCGCCCGATCCAGCCTTGTCTACAATGGTATCTACGTTAAGTTGACTGGTCATACGATGCTCCAATATCCGTTAACAGTGACGGTAGCAGACTGTGTGATAGGGCCACCACTTACGCCATTCTCATCGCTGTCAATCGTAATGTCTGCGCTGATGGTTTGACCATTCAAGCGGATGATGCTGTTGTTACCTTTGAATGGGTAACGTGTGTCTGATTCCGTCTTGGTGTATGTTTCGTTTACAGAGAATACATCGTAGGCCACCATCTCAACTACGTCACCAGTGGATGCCCCTGTGACCAACACAACTGATGTGCCTGTCGTAGCTGTGTAGTCAGTGCCGGGTACAAGTAGCACACCGTTCTGGTACACGTCTAAGTACAGGCTATCTGTGTAGGTAAGCACCAAGCTGTTAGCGTCACTGCCAGTGAACGAGGTCTGACCCGCTGTAGCCTGATACTGAAAGCGGTTACGTACACCGTTTTGTGGGGATTTACCTAGATAGGGCATTATTCCTCCACCGTATCTCTTGCTTTACGATTTTTGTAATCGCTACGTGCAAGCACCAATGCAACAAAGTCAGCTTGATTAGATGGAATGGGGTCAGTAAAGCTATCATCGTTCATCAGCTTGGTTGTCCACTCCTGTTGCATACGCTTCCAGCAGTTGTTAATTTTGCCTGTAATAGCACCGTCAATCCATGCGTCAATGCCAGCGTTGTCGCTGTCGTTGTACAAATCGTTAGACAGAATTTGCTGTTGCAAGTCTGTCAGCGTTAGTGTTTTAGTGTGGTTTGCCATTTTGTGTCTCCTTTATGACAGGGCTGTTTCACCCAATTAGCATTCCTGAAAAAAATGAATTAGCATTTACATCTGCTTGTGACGCACCTGCATTTGGAATATCTACCTTGACTTGCGCTGTATCACTAGCGTCCATGTCAGCTACACAAGAAATAGTTATTGCGTGGCTATAGCCATCAGCATCAAACTGCGCCATTCCTTGAAAAAATTTGTAATCCCTATTACTTGTTACAATTCTAAAATCATAATAAGTTGTGTCTATGTCCAGATTGTCCACACGCAAACTAAGCTGTAAAGCGTACTTACCTGTAACGGGCGCAGTAAAGATGTTGGATGCAAAGTTAGACCCTATGTCAAACACCTCTGTGCCAAAAGCTATTTGAGTAAAAGCATTTATAGATAGATTTGATTGTTCACTTGAAGGTGTAACTAGAAACGCTGGTTGCAAGGGTTTTGTAATTTCACCTGCCGTAGAAATAACCATAGCATTAGAGGGAGAACCAGCAGACGCAGAAGTAGCAAGTGTAAGCGGCTCAACAGCAAGGGTTCTAATTTTTAAACCACCAGCGTCCGACATTTGAATATCAGCACCTGTGTTGGACGTACCATTCGCTTGGAATAGAATTTGTGTGCCGTGAGATGAGTTAGAGTTATCTAGCAAAACAGTGCTAAAATCCCCGCCAACCACTGTTAAAGGCTTTGAAGGTGACGCAGTGCCGATGCCAACATTCTCTGACGAATCAATCGTAATAGCAGTGGCATCACTAGAATTGGAAATGCCAGTAATTCCCTCTTTACCAATCTTGGTTAATGCCATTGCCTATGCTCCTTATGCGTAAGGGCTATCGCCAAGTACGCTTGTATCCCAAGCTGCTTTGAGTTTAGAGATTGTGTCTGCGCTACCGATTGCAGATGCAGCGGGTGCATCACGCAGTGTTTTCTTCTTAGCTACAGAGGCGGTCTTGGCAGACGCATCGTCAGCCTCAAGTGCCTTCATATACACAACGTCCTCTGCCTCAAGAAGCGGCTTGCGTACTTCACGGATTTTGTCCTTGAATATTGCTTTGGCTGCATCCATGTCCTCACTGATGACTTTGCCACTTAATGACCACGCACCACGAAAGTGACGGTCAGAAGGAACGGAAGCTGTTGAGGCATCAATCTGATTCCCGTCCTTGTCTACGATGTATGTTGTTGCCATTAGGTTTCTCCCTCTTAGGCTGCTAAATCAGTGACGCTAAGTTCTTCAGTAATCTTCCAAGCATTGCGCCACTCTCGTGTGCCGGGAAGCTGTTCTTTGCGACAGATAACCATCTTTGGTTTGTTGCCTTGATTCCAGTTGCGCCACACAGACTGTGGGCAATCTTTCATAATTAAATACTCAATCGCTTGTTCTTCTGTCATCGCATCGACAGGCTTGGTGTTGTGCAGGAGATAGCCACGAGTGTGCTTCGTAAAGCCCTCTTCAGCCTCGTCCTTTGCCAACTCCCAGTATACTTCGACAGGTGGCAGGATACCGCCCTGTAATGCACACGCCATCCAATTAGGGTCAGGCACAAGTATCTTAGCGCATTCATCTACGCTGTCCTCATACACTACACGGTAGTCAGACTGATGCGGCTCAAGAGTTTCTTTGGCCCAACAAAGCCTATCCCATAAGTGTGTGCCTTGAAATTCTGGTGTTTCTATTGTCATCATGTCTCCTATGCCAAATCACTCACAACTTGAATACTTAGGTCCGCACTGTCTTCGCCTGTGTTTGCATTAATTAAACTTTGCGCCCTTGCTTGGCTTGTGCTTCCATTAGCAGCCAATACAGTAAAATGAACATAATTATCTGTATTTCTTCCACCGCTTGTAGTTGTAAAAAAGTGGTCAAACATATTATTTATAAAAGCAATATCAGATATACCTGTTCCACTATCTGTATGAGAACTAGAATTTAAACTATTGTTAACAATAGGTGTTCCTTGATTAATGTGAGCGTACATTTTTACAGCACCACTCACTATATAATCTGTGTCACAAGAATGAGTTGTTTTTACAGATTTATTAAGAGTGCTTCCAATTTGTCCACTGGTCTGGAGAGTGTCAAATGCTACTGTACCAAATCCCATTATGCTAAGTCTCCAAATGTTTGATGCGAACTGCCGGAGTCAGTATTAGAATCTGAATGATTATGTACATCTATATTATATCCTGATGTACTACCCGTGTGGTAGGTGGCTAAGAGAGAGGAGGATGTAAAAGCATTTGCAGCACCAGAAAGATTACTGCCATTATCCATATTGTTGGTGAATGTAACACTGTAATCTCCTGTGCCATCGTCTGCCGTAGAAGAAATATTAAAGCTGTCACTT